ATGGAAGATTTATCGGAACTAACATTCTGAACGAGGCTTTCCTTGAGAGATTCCCAATTACAATGGAACAAGAATATCCTTCCATTTCAGTTGAAAAGAAAATTGTCACGAAGTTGATGACAAATCTTGGATGTCTTGATGAGGAGTATGCTGGGAAACTGGTTGACTGGGCAGATCTTATTCGTAAAACCTTCTACGATGGTGGAGTCGATGAGATTATTGCGACACGTAGATTGGTTCACATTGTCCATGCATTTTCAATCTTCAAAGATAGAATGAAAGCAATTGCAATGTGTGTTGCAAGGTTTGATGATCAGACCAAAGAGACTTTCATGGACTTGTACTCCAAGTTGGATGAGAAAGTTTCAATGCCTTCTGAAGATGAGGAAGAAACAGTTCTCGATACTGCCGAAGAAGTAGAAGAAACACATCAACCTTTTTAGAGGTTATAGATAATATAGGGTGTTGCTCTAAGGGGCAACTCCCTATTGTTATATCTAGTGAATTATAATGGAGAATTATGGAAGTTAAAATTGGTATAGAAGAACTCCGAAAAAATAAAATAATGGTATGCACACCAATGTATGGTGGAATGTGTTCTGGTTTATATTCTAAAGCCTGTGCAGATCTTTCTACACTTGCAACCAAATATAAAATGGATTTGAAATATTACTACATTTTTAATGAATCACTTATTCCAAGAGCAAGAAATTATCTAGTGGATGAATTTCTTAGAGATGAAAAATATACTCATCTTATGTTTATCGATGCAGATATTCATTTCGATCCAAATGATGTTCTGACTCTCGCTGCATTGGATAAGGACATTATTGGTGGGCCATATCCAAAGAAATGTATTGCGTGGGAAAAGGTAAGGACAGCAGTTGATGCAGGATTGGCAGATGAAGATCCTAATGTTTTGGAAAATTATACAGGAGATTATGTATTTAATCCCGAAGAAAATACTCATAAAATTAAAGTAACTGAACCAGTAGCTGTTCTTGAAATTGGTACTGGTTTTATGATGATTAAAAGACACGTATTTACTGATTTTGCAGAAGCATATCCTCAATTCAAATATACACCAGATCACAATCGTTCAGAGAATTTCAAAGGTGATAGAGACATTCATGCATATTTTGATACTGTGATTGATTCTAAGGCTTATTTGGGTGATATTTCTGGTGAAAGTAATCGGTATCTTTCAGAAGATTATTTCTTTTGTCAGTTTGTAAGGAGAATCGGTTACAAAATATATCTATGCCCATGGATGAAAATAAGTCATATGGGTTCATATAATTTTAGTGGTTCGATGCAAAGTCTGGCCAATCTGGATTTTGCTGGTCATGGTATAGACAATGAAACAAGGGTGAAAAACTTTGAAAAACGAAGACGAAAAATCAATCAAGAAAATAAGAAGAAACGAAAACTACGAAAAAATTAATTATGTTTTCGATGAGGACAAATATTTAACTGAAATATGGGATACGATAGACAAGACTTATTCTTCTCATTATGCTCAGAATAAAGTCCAATCTACAGAGTTTATTGCAGATGCAGGACATGGTGAAGGTTTCTGTATTGGTAATATAATTAAATACGCTCAAAGGTATGGTAAGAAGGGTGGATTTAATAGAAACGACTTGACAAAGGTCGCTCATTATGTTATTATTATGTTATACCTACATGATAATTTTTATAAACGTGAAACTCAAGGAGAACACGATGAAGTTAAGTGACAATACAGTAGGGTTTTTGAAAAATTACGCTACTATAAATCAAAGTTTGGAATTTCGTGAGGGAAACCTTCTAAGGACTGTTTCTCCACTAAACACTATTCTCGCCTCAGTAGAGATTAGTGAGGAATTCCCAAAGACATTTCCAATTTACGAATTAAATCGTTTTCTTGGAACTCTGTCTTTGTTTAATGATCCAGATTTGGATTTTGCAGAAGAAGGTGTAACTATTTCCGATACTTCTCATGAAGCACAATATCGATATTGTGGGAGTAGTTCAATGTTCCAAACTCCGCCTGAGAAAGATATAACCTTTCCAGATCCAGATGTTGAATTCACTCTTGAAAAAGATGTATTCAAAAAGACCATTAACGCTGCAAATACTCTTGGACTTCCAGAAGTAGTTGTAGAAGGTAATGGAACTGAAACACGATTAGTTGTATCCGATACTGGAAACACAACTTCAGATCGTTTTTCAACTGGTGTCGGCCCTACCGATAAAACTTTCCGAATGATCTTCAAGACTGAAAACTTGAATAAGATTATGGAAGGTACTTATGAAGTGGGGTTGTCCTCTAAAAGAATTTCAAAATTTCAAAGGACAACTGACACTCTTCTTTACTTTATTGCTTTGGAGCAGAACTCAACTTTTGAGGGTTAAAGTTTTACCAGAATGATTAGTCCATTTCTGGTGGCCACCAATGCTTCCTGCACTTGCAATTAGAGCACAATCATTACATTTGTATTGTTTTCTGAATGCAGTATTTTTTGACATAGATGATAATGACTTTGCAGAATAGATTCCAGTTTTACCTTTATTCCAAGCGGTCTTTCCTTTATTTGCATCGGATATTAGTTTCTTATATTCGGCAGTTTGCATATAAGATGTATCACGATACATTGCTGGTTTGTTCCAGCCCAGAGTTAAGGGAATATGTTTTTGTTCCAAATCATTTCTATGATCAAGAATCCATTGACGGACTTCAAGACATAGTTCAGAGTTTGGATTGTAAAATGGATTGGTATAAGTAGTAGTAGACATGATTATCTCCTTTTCAGATAATTGGGTTTAGAGTGTTGGAGTTGTTACTAGCAACTCCTTCACTTGTATTTATATAATTATGTATTTAATGAAAGTATATTATGACTGATAATTTTTTGTGGGTTGAACGATATCGGCCTAAAACCATCGATGATTGTATCTTATCGAATACAATCAAGGGAACACTTAACGATTTAGTTAAGGAAGAACGAGTTCCCAATCTTATGTTCACGGGCCCTGCTGGTGTTGGTAAAACAACTGTGGCCAGGGCAATCTGTGACATGACAAATTCCGATTATATTATCATCAATGGTTCTGATGAGGGTAGAATGATTGACACTCTCAGAACTAAAATGACACAATTTTGTTCTACTATTTCCTTAAAAGGTGGTAGAAAAGTTGTGATTATTGATGAGGCAGACTATATGAATCCAGATTCGGTTCAACCAGCAATGCGTGGATTCATAGAAAAGTTTACGGAGAATTGTTCTTTTATATTCACTTGTAATTACAAGAATCGTATAATTGAGCCCATTCATTCAAGATGTGCAGTAGTGGATTTCACTTCACCAAAAAGTGAAAAACCAGAAATTGCAAATGCATTTTTGAATAGATGTGATCATATTCTGAAAAGTGAAAATATCGAATATGATAAAAGAGTTATTGTTGAACTGATCAATAAACATTTTCCAGATTTTAGGAGAATGCTAAATGAAATGCAACGATATTCTACATCTGGCCAAATTGATTCTGGCATTCTTGCAAATATAGGAGAATTAAATCTCAATGCATTGGTTTCGGCTCTAAGGGAAAAGAACTTTCCAAATATGCGACAATGGGTTACATCAAATGTTGATAATGATCCTGCATCGATTTATCGTAAAATCTACGACAAATTGTATGAAGTTGTCGATAAAAATTCTATTCCTCAAGCAGTATTAATTATTGCAGATTATCAGTATAAATCTGCATTCGTTGCAGATCAAGAGATTAACTTGGTTGCGTGCCTGATAGAGTTGATGGCGGAATGTGAGTTCGTATGAGTCCTTTTGAATTCATAAATCAAATCAATCATGGGAAGAAGAATCTCATGGATGAAACACCTGAATTAGAGAAAGATTATAAGCCCTTTATAGTTAATAGGGGGTTAAGTTTCAATCATGATACTGCGTTGTATGCAAACGAAATGAATTTTCGGCACCATGCAGACCACAAACTTCAATTCGACTTTTTTCTAAATAGTATTAGACCAAAGAAACGTTATGGTAAATGGTTAAAAAGAAAGAAGGAAAATAATGAAATTCTTGATCTTATCAAGAGTTATTACAAGTGCAATTATGAAAAAGCGAGAGATTATGCAACCTTGCTTGATGATTCGCAACTGAACATTATTAAACAAAGAATTGATAAAGGTGGAGTGAAAGGAGCAATATGAACGACACACTCATCGAAGCGATGGTTGAAGTGAAGTTAAATGAGCCTGACGATTTCCTAAAGGTACGAGAAACCCTTACACGAATTGGAATTGCGTCACGGAAAGAAAAGACTTTATTTCAATCTTGTCACATCCTGCACAAGCAGGGAAAATACTACATAGTACATTTTAAAGAACTTTTTGCATTAGATGGTAAGACCACTAATTTCACAGAGAACGATACTGCTCGAAGAAACAGTATTGCAAATCTACTCTCAGAATGGGAATTGATTTCTCTAGTCGAACCAGATAAATCAGCAGAACCTACAGTTCCATTGAGCCAGTTAAAGATCTTGTCTTTCAAGGAGAAAGACGAATGGGATTTAACTCCAAAATATAATATTGGGAATAAGAGAGACGCTGATGAGAATGACGAGTGATCTTTTATTTTATAAGTTAAATTCAAAAGTAAAAGATCCTTTCCGAGCCACAGAAGGTTCGGCTTGTTTTGACTTACATTCTTTTATGCCAGAAAATTCGGAAGTAAAAGTATACATCAATCATTACGAAGATTTAGAGGTAAGAAAAAGAAGAGTAATAGACGGCAGAGTGCAAATTAATCCAAAAGAACGAATGTTAGTTCCTACTGGATTGATATTTGATATCCCAGCAGGATATTCAGTTCGTCTATATCCAAGATCAAGTCTTGCGTTGAAACAGGGTTTGACTCTTGCAAATAATGTAGGAATTATTGATTCTGATTATGTGGAGCCAGTTTACATGATGGTACACAATATATGTGGATATCAACAATTTGTAAAAGATGGAGAACGCATATGTCAGGCGGAGTTAGTTCAAGAAAAACAATACGTGTTATTGGAAGTAAATGAACGGCCCGAACAAAAAACTGATAGAGATGGAGGATTTGGATCAACTGGAAAGGGATAATCTTGGTTTATATTTTAAAGAAATGGACAATTGCATCCGTTCAAGTAGTATATTATATTCCAGATTATTTGCACGTTGTGAACGAATTCGTGTGGCAGACAGAAGATCAAGTACCAGAATTTCCACGCATAACTGAATTTTTAGATTATTGGGATAAGAACATTGATGGCCCAATTAAAGAAGTGTTCATTTATGATCAAGGCCAAAGTGAGGTCAGAGTAGTAGATAGGAAATACAAATTGAATTAATATGAAACCTGTGGTAATAGATAATTTTTTAGACGAACAATCTTTTCAAGTTTTAAAAAATACCATGCTTGGTGGGAGTTTTAATTGGGTCTATAATGATGCAATAGATTATGCAGATGATAAAGATAAATTTCAATTCACTCATAGTTTCTATAAAGAAAAACTCGGCCCAGAATCTGTGCATTATGGTATACTTAGTTCTATTTTACAAAGATTGAGAATTAAAGAAATATATCGGATAAAGGCAAATTTACTCACAAGAACACCAGAAATAGTTCCAAATACATTTCATACAGATATACAAGGAAATTGGGGAGTAATACCATATACTACTTCAATTTTTTACTTGAACACCAATAATGGATATACAGAATTTGAAAATGGAATGAAAGTTGAAAGTGTTGAAAATAGATGGGTATCATTTCCAGAAGATACAAAACATCGAGGCACTTCTTGTACAGATGAAAAAGTTAGAGTAGTAATTAATTTCAATTATTTAACTTGACTTTTTCATCAAAACTTAGTATAATTATATAAAATGGAGTATAAATAGTGATGGAAACAAAATACAAATTATTAGTGGAAGCAGGCAGTTATGCAGAAGATTCACTAATAAAATTGATTTGGATAGTTTTAAAACATCGAGCCGAACATTTCCTCAAAGGAGAGGGTTGGCGAGATTGAGGTTGTCCATAGTGGAAACCTTGTAACTCAACCCACCGCCCGTGCTAGGGGGTGGGGATTATTTTATAACCTTGCTTTATATAAGGAGGCAATATGGTAACATTAGCACATCACTCAAATTTCACCGCAGGCGACTTGGAACGTTTTATGGGTCTTTCCGTAGGATTCGATTCCATGTTTAATCGTCTGATGCATTTCCCTTCAGAACAAAATACTGGATATCCACCTTACAATATTCGTAAGATAGATGAGTATAATTATGTCATTGAGATAGCCCTTGCTGGTTTCTCAGAAAATGACATCGAAGTGGAAGTTGCAGATGGTACTCTCACAGTTCGTTCAAAAGAATCCAAAGATACTGCGGAACAGCAGTATGTCCATAGGGGAATTGCCAGAAGGTCATTCTCTAAAGCATGGACTCTTTCTGATGACATTGTTGTCAAAAGTGCAGAGTTCACTAATGGTCTTTTGAACATTAGTTTGGAGAAAGTGGTGCCCGAAGAAAAGAAACCACGCATCATTCCTATTTCATCACCTTCTGTGATTGAACATAAGAAGAAGTAATTTCTCCAAGCCCCTTCAGAGAATAATATATACTTTGAAGGGGTTTTTGTTTTTTAATTATTAGTAGGAGAATAATATGTTACCACTTGCAGGAATGCTATTCAATGTGGTTGCTGGATTAGTAGTTGATAAAGCTCAAGATCTGGCAGAAGAACACGTTGAAAAGATGATAGATGATATACTTCCAGACAACGCAAAAAAAGAATTAGATAAAATTATAAAGGGCGACAAATCTCATGTATTTGAGAATGCAAAAGATGCTCTTAAAGGTGCAGTAGAAGGTAAACTTCCTGTACAGATGAAAGATGGCAAGTTTATGCCAATAGAGATGAAGGTTGTTTTAAAATTTGATCCGTCTACAGGATCATTTGATATTAGAAAAGAGTAAAGGAATATTATGGCAGAAATATATCAAGGATATTTGACAAAGAATTTTTCATATCCAGAGATGATAAAGAGTTCCACAGCAGATAGACTTGGAATCTCAAATGATGCTACCAGAGAACACGTAATCAATCTGGTAAATCTTTGTAATTTTATATTACAACCAGTACGGAATGAGTTCGGGCCAATTCGTGTCAATAGTGGATATCGTTCCCCTGCACTTAATGCAAAAGTGGGCGGGTCGAAAACGAGTCAACATTGCAACGGAGAAGCAGCCGATTTTGAATCTTCAAGAATATCAAATCCAGATCTTGCAACATGGATTGCAAAAAATCTTGAATTTGACCAGCTCATTTTAGAATTCTACGATGGTGTAGATCCCAATAGTGGATGGATACATTGTTCCTATAAAAAAGATGGAACGAATCGTGGAACAACTCTAACAGCTCTAAGAGTTAAAGGGAAGACACAGTATAAAAAAGGTCTTCTCAAATAAAGGAGGAGAATATGAAATATGTGTGGTTAGTTTACCTACAGTTTTTATTTTTAATCGGGCAGTTTAATGGGAGAAAGAATTGGATTGACAAACACATTTTAATATGTTATAATAAGTTAGATGAATTAAATGTTAATTATGTTAGGTTTCATAATTTTGATAAAAAAGAATAGATGAGTTTTTATACAAATGTACACTGCTTGGGAAATAATATTTTATTCCGTGGCATTTCTAATGATGGCCAACGATTCAAAGATCGTGTAGAGTATAAACCAACACTTTACATTCCTACCAAAGAAAAAACAAAATTTCAAACTCTTGAAGGAAAACCAGTAGGAGAAATTCAGCCTGGTTCTATTAGAGAGTGTCGAGAATTCATTCGTAAGTATAAAGAAGTTGATAATTTCAATATTTACGGTAATGATAAGTTTGAGTTTTCTTTTATTGCATAATATTTTCCAGAAGAACATATTGAATATGACTTTTCACAGATTCGTATTGCATATCTTGATATAGAGGTTGCCTCAGAAAATGGATTTCCAGACATCG